TCGGCCCGCACGATCGAGGTCGAGGAGTTCGGCAGCCGTTACTCGACGGTCTACACGACCGGCTACGAGCAGTCGGTGTCGATCGAGTTCAACGATTCAGACGACGCCGCTGGCCTTATCACGGCCCTTGAAGAAGGCACGCAGATCACCGTCTCGGGCGGTGCCGCCGGCTGGTCGTTCCCGGCTGTCGTGACTGGCGTGTCGGAAAACGATTCGATTGACGGCGTGGCTACATTCACGGTGGAAGCGCGGCGAACCCGAGAGGGGCTGCGAGCATGAAAGAGTTCAAGGACGACGAAGGCCGCCCGTGGCGGCTGGCACTGACGGTGGCCTCGGCCATCCGGGTGCGGGACATGGTGACCGTCGAGACGGACGAGCTCGACGACAACGGCGCGACCACCGGCCGCCGCAGGAGCGAGCCGTTCGACCTGGTCAACGTCGGCACGATCAGCCAGACGTTTCAGGTGTTGCGTGGCCAGTTCGCCAAGATTGGCGAAATTCTCTACGCCATGCTGATCAAGCAGGTAGAAGAGAAGAAGCTGACGAAGGAAGAGTTCCTCGAAGGGCTGCGAGGCGACGCGCTTGATGCGGCGGCCCGGGCCTTGGAGCAGGAGCTCGTCGATTTTTTCCCCCTGCGGCTGCGAAAGATGGTCGGCCTGCTCGCAGCCAAGATGGACGAAATGTCCGTCGAACTGATGGACAGGGCCGAGGCCGGGCTGGCGGGGATCACGGCGGCGGATCTACCTGGGATGCCATCTGGGAAGCCTCCGGAATCCTCGGAGTCCACCCCGGAAAGTGGACTCTCCGACAACTCATCGCCGCCCGCCAAAGCCGCTTAGAGCACGATTGGTGGCACACGGCAAACCTGATCTGCACGCTCGCCAACCTGCACCGAGACAAGAACAAGCCCGCCCAAGAGCCGTCGAAGTTCCATCCGTTCGCCAAGAAGAAGCCCGCCCGCCAGGCCACGCCTGAAGAAATCGCCAAGCTGCTCGGACCCAACTGGCATGAGGTGAAAACGTGAGTGCCGGTCGGATTCGCCAAGGCGGTGTATTTGTCGAGATCGGGGCGGATGCCCGGCAGTTCTTCGCTGCGCTGAACAAGGTGCAGAAGGAGGTGGCCCGGGTCGGACAGGCGATGACCTCGATGGGCTCACGCATGGCCGGCATCGGGGCGGCCATCGGTGCGCCCATCGCTTTGGCTGCTCGCCAGTTTGCCGGATTCGACGACGCCATCCGGCTCACGGGCGCTGTCAGCGGTGCGACTGGGGCCGACTTGCAAATGCTGAACGACCGGGCCCGCGAGCTCGGTGCCACCACTTCGTTTACGGCCATTCAGGTGGCCACGCTCATGGGCGAGCTCGGCCGGGCTGGCTTCAAGCCCGACGAGATCAACGCCATGACTGGTGCGGTGCTCGACTTGGCGAGGGCTACCGGCACCGACGCTGCACTTTCGGCTGGAATCATGGCTGCGACCTTGCGGCAGTTCGGCTTGGGGGCGACCGATGCCACCCGGGCTGCCGACGTGCTGACGGCTGCGGCAAATTCCACGTTCAACACCGTCGAGGGCCTGGGTGAATCGCTGAAATACGCCGGACCGGTCGCCAAGTCTCTTGGCATGAGCCTTGAGGACACGGCAGCCATCCTTGGCGTGCTCGGAAACGTCGGCATTCAGGGCAGCGAGGCCGGCACGGCCCTGCGGCGATTGTCGGTCATCTCGGCCGGTGCTGGCGAAGAATTGCAGAAGCTGTTTGGCGTCAGCAACACGGATGCGGCCGGCAACCTGAAGCCGCTTGTTGACATCTTGGACGAGATCAACAAGGTCACGGCCGGGATGCCGGTTGCCGAACGCACCAGACGGATGGCCGAGGCGTTTGGGCTGCTCGGCATCACCTCGGCCAATGTGCTGTCGTCGTCGGCTGAAGGCGTTCGCGGCCTTGCCGATCAATTGCGGGCAGCCGGCGGCACCGCCGCTCGTACGGCCAAGGAAATGGACGCTGGCCTCGGCGGGTCAATGAGGATCCTGCTGTCCGCGATTGAGGGCACCGCTCTGGCGATTGGCGATGCGTTGGCCCCGTCGCTACAGCAAGCCGCCAAGTTTGCTGAGCAGACTTCCACGGCCATCACGTCGTTCGTCAAACGCCACCAGGAGCTAGTCGTCAGCGTGGCCAGCGGCGTGGCCGGCTTCGCCGCCGCAGGCGTAGCCATGTTGGCGATGGGCCACGTCGTGAGCATGGTGGCGTCTGTGTTTGGAACGCTGCTCATGGCATCCAAGGCCGTCGTCGCGCCGTTGTTTGCCATCGTGGCCACCGTGTCGTCGATGATCATGTCGTTCGCCGCCGCAGTGGCTGGCATACTGGCGTATTCGGCCACCTCGATCGCGGCGGCAGCGGCCAGTGGTGCGGCATGGGTAGCGGCTCACGCGCCGCTCGCCATCCTTCTTGGGCTTATCGCCGCTCTGGGCGTGGCGGCGTTCAACCTTGTGGGCGGGTTTGATGGCTTGTCTGCCAGCATTCGCCAGGGCGTGGCATCGGCAGCGACCGATGCGTCTGTGGTGCTATCTGACCTGGGCCGTGTGGCTAAAACGACGATGCAGGGCGTTTACGACTCTATCGTGGCCGGCGACCTCGAGGGGGCCATGGCCATCGCGCTCAAGGGCCTGCTGGCGGCGTGGATCCGTGGTACGAGCGCCCTGCAAGGCAAGATCGACGGGTTCTTTGCGTTCATCAAAAACAGTGCTGACGCCGCAGCGACGATTGCCAGCAATCCGCTCATTGCCTTTGATGCGATCCAAAGCCCGGAAATTGTCGCCGATCGTCGGGCGTTGCAGCGTCGGCAGGACGCGCGGCTCAATCAAGTCACGGCCGACCAACTGTCGCGTGATGCCAAGGCGGTAGACGCGGAGAACGACCTGCGGAACATGACCCGAGATGCGGACCTGACTCGCACGCTGCGTGGCCAGGCGGATGGCGTGATCACTAGCGTTGGCAACGCTGGCTCAATGCAGCAGTTAACTGATTTGGCCGACGAGTTCTTCACGCTCAAGGAAACCGGCCGGCTGGCTGCTGAACAGCAGCAGAAGTATGCCGACGCTGTGGACGCCGCCACGGAACGACTCAACGACCGTGGGTCGCCTGTTGTGGACGCAGGAACGCCAGCCGGCGGTCCCGGCGTTCCGCCACCGCCACCGCCGCCAGATCCGGCCGCCCTGCAGCGAGCGGCCATGGCCGCCGCCGCAAGCCAAGCCGAAGTGGCCGGAACGTTTTCGGCCGACGCCGTTGGCGGCATGGGTTTTGGTTCGTCGCTGCAGCAGAAGCAGCTAGAAGAGCTCAAGGGTATTCGCGAAGAGGTCAAGAAACTAAACGACGACGGAGCCGTGGCCGCCTAATGCCTACCTTCACTTGGGTCGAAGACCAGTCGAGTCGGTCCGCATCCATCGTCCGCAAGGGACGCAAGGCGACGTCCAACTACAAAAAGTCGTGGAAGATCTTCGGCTCGTCCGACGACTTGGCCATCCACTCCGACATCGACCGGACGCTGTGGTCGGAGTACCTGTTCTGGGAATACCCTGGCCAGCCCGAGAACCAGCTGCACCTCGACCACTACACGCTGGAATATCTCGGTGACGAGGCGTGGCAGCTCGAGGCCACCTACATCAAGGAAGGTGCCGAGGATCCCAGTAGCGACGGTGGCGGCGGTGGTGACGGCAGCGGCAACGGGTTCCGCCGCAGCCGGTCGTTTGACACCAGCGGCCAGACGTCGCACATGACGCAGGCGATCGCCGTTCCGCCAGATACTGGGGAGCGCCGCTACCCGTTTGCCGGGCAAAACGCTGCCCCGTCTATGTCAGGCACCATTGGCGTGGATGGCAATTCAGTTCAAGGCGTTGATATTGTTGTCCCGTCGCTGCAATGGACCGAGAATTATGACGTACCTGCCCGGTACGTTACGACGTCCTACATCAAATCGCTTTCTCGGGTGACTGGCACTGTCAACAGCAAACCGTTTCGTACGTTCCCGGCTGGCGAGGTGTTGTTCCTTGGTGCGTCGGGATCGCACGAGTGGGATGCGGAAAAGGGCGACGGCCCGTGGAGCCTCACTTACAAGTTTCTTGCCAGCCCAAATGCAGGCGGTGGGCAGACGCTTCCCAGTCTTACTGTGGGCAATATTTCTGGAGTGGAAAAAGAGGGCCACGAGTACCTGTGGGTGCGGTACGAGGACGACGTCTCCGACTCCACGCTCGTCAAGGTGCCAAAGCACGTCTACGTGAATCGGGTGTACCGTGACGCCGACTTCGCCGACCTCGGCATTGGCACTGGAGTCGGTGGCTAATGCCTCGCCAAGACGGCCGTATTGAGCAAGGGCAGTCGCTAAAGTCAGCGATCTCGGCCCGGGCGTGGAACCGCGCTCAGGATGCGGCAGACATTGTGCTGGGGCAGCGGTATGGACTCAAGGAAGGCACTGGCGCTGTCGCTGGCCCATCCGCTTTAGTTGTGCCATGTCTTGTGTCCACATCTGCACCTGACGTGAGCGTTGGCCACGTCGTCAAAATCACGTCTTCAGGTGTGACCCGTGTGCCAACTTCGCTAGCGCCCACAGCTATGGCCCGCGTCAGCTCGTTGCAAGGCGAAGTCATTGAGGCGGTGTCGCTCGACAACTACCCCAATGCAAAAGTGCAACTCGGCGTAATCGTGGGTGGCGTGACGATGCCTACGCCGCAGGCGAGTCGCATTGTGCAGGTGTGCATTTCCGGCTTGTGCGTGGCGCGGGTGCGGTCCAGGGCGGGGGTGTTCCTGCAAGGCCCGGTCGTCAGAGGCGACGACGACGCCGACGACTTGGTTGGTGCGGCTGAGTCGTGCACCTGCGGGAGCCAGAGGATTATCTACTACCTTGGCAACGTGCCAGGCTCCGATGTCGTGCAGTTTGCGGCGGTGCTGCTGTGAGCGATTGCTGCGGGTGCGAGTGCGGCGTCGAGTCGTTCTCGGTCAGCGTCAGCCCCGTTTCGACGGACCCACGCGCGCAGGTGCGAGGCGACATCAATGGAGAATTCGATTCCGTTCGCCCGGTGGAGTGCGTCATCCACGCTGACTGGTGCTCGCATCGGCCGACGAAAGCACTGATGCACGTCGGTGCGAGCGAATTCACCACAGCAAACGGCACTGTGCGAGCATTCGTCGAAAGCACTCGTGACTTTGCAAAATACGTCTACGCCGAAGTCAGAGTAGAAGGCTATGTGGAGTTTCCGGTCCTCACGGTCAAAAATCATTTTTCAGACGGCACTACGCAGCGCGTGGCAACGTACACGCCGACGTTCGGGACGAACACGGGCAGTTTCGTGTTCACGCCACGCAATTCCCAAGACAACGATGCCTATACAACAGCAGCCTGGCCGCTGTCTGATTACACGGCAGCCGTCGTGGATGATGGAGTTGAATTTGGCACTGGGTACATAGCAGACAATAGGTTTATTGGTTCCCGTCTCACTGTTGCGTGCGGCTACCGCTATGAAGGCGTGGACACGCAAATTGCAGGTTTCATGCTGCCGTCTAGCGTGCACGGATTTAGGCACCAATACGGCACATCCAGCACTGGTTTCTTACCGACGATATCGAAATCGTTTCCACGCACGACGATCTGCATCGGGTGCGACTGGAACGATATTGCCAACGCCAATGACGACGAGAACGCCACCGTACGATGCGGGCTTGAGGTGGTCGCTGCACCAGGGCGAATACCTGGTCAAGATCGCATCGCAACCGCCTCGACCTTCGGATACTTCTCGTTTCCGTTTGAGGTTCCGCGATGGTTGTTCGTAGACGAGTCGTCCGAAGCCACGCCGCCGCCATTCGACTTGCACCGGTTTTGCGGTGCAGCCGCTGACGCTACGACGGTGACTGTCCCGAAACGATTCAGTCCGCCGATTGGTGGATCTTCCTATTGGGAAAGCGGCGACTCAACTGCTCCAAGCGTTGGCGGAATGTCTTTGCACGTCACCTGCGCCGCCGACCACGCTAACGTGATCGTGGACCCTGACGAGTCCGAAGACGTGGCGACCGTGCCCTACACGGCAGTGAGGAACGGTGGCGGACCAGTGACTGAAAGTGACCCGTTTTTTGTTCGACGACCGGACCTTACTGGCCGCGTTTCTAACACCGTTGCCAACGCCGACGCATGGCACGCGACCCACCTCGTGAGGCGCGATTCGCTACTGGCAACCCGCCAGGCACTGCATAACTTGCAGCTAGAATTCGTGGAGGCATCGTCGCCCATCGGGCCAGTTGTCAGGCAAGGTGTATTTGCCAACACGCCGAACGAATTTCCGATGAGAACTTGGTGGGTAGGACAGAGTGATAAAGGGTTTTCAGTTAGTCTCGCTGCGTTGGCCGGCGAGGGGCCACGGTTTTATTTTGACGTACTGTCTGACGAAGATGCTTTTAATTTGTGGATAGACACGGAAGACGAGTTTCGGCCGCCCGATATGTGGTTCTGGAATTCAACTGCTGGCCTGCACACACTGACGCCGTTTGTCGGAGATCGTGCGCTATTCCCAAACGCATACCACAAGCATTACGGGTCAGCGCATCGTACGTTCTCGAATAGCATCGAACAACCCAGCTACCTGGATATTGAGTTCGCACGCGGCGTTGGCTTTGTAAACGGGGAGCGAGTTGGGCTATTTACTGACAGTGCTTGGGAGGAACACCAGGCAGTCGCGTGCCCGCTTCGCAAGTCTGATTACCGCATCGCCTGGTCCGTGCAGGCGTACCCACAGTTATGGGCAACCACGTCCTATAACGAATCGGGAAATGCTAATGGGCCGCTCGACGTGCCGCTGGACGACAGTGGCATGACGACCGAGAACTACGACGCTTATGCTCGCCGCAATGCCAGTGCTGACGGCGGTATATACCCGTGGCCGGCTTGGAGCCCAAGTGTAGGTGCCGCCATCAACGTGCGGGTGCGATTGGGATTGAAGTGGAGCATCACGGAAGTGAAGGGCTATCGCCGAGTGCGCGAAAAAGTCGAGCCTGGCGTCAACATCGGCGGTGGCCCTGGCTTGGCCGGTGGCGGCGGCACCGTGGTGATGGCCCACTACTACGATGCCACTGGAGAAGTTGAAGAAAAAGGCGTCCACGCATGCAACGACGTGGCGTGCACGGAGGTAGTGCAGGATTTCAAAATACCGCTGACCGGCGACAACTTGTTGTCGCTGTCCAACGGCGGCCAAGTAACTAAGGATTTGCTGGTCGGGCGGATGAACAACAGCCGATTCGGTGATCCCGTGTACCGCACTGTCAGGGTGCGGGTATTGAGTCCATGACAACATTCCGCACCGCCCTCGCCTCTTGTCTCGCCGCTGCGGCCCCGTCGCTGCCGCCGGTCACCGACTACCGTGGCCTCGTCGTCGTCGCCGGTGGCGAGCTCTACGGCCGATTGGCGTGGAACCTCATCACCACGCTCCGGGGCCTGGAATGCACTCTTCCGATCGAGCTGTGGCACTTCTCCCACGAGATGCCCGAGCCGATGCGGTCGGTGTTCACGAGCGAGCCGGGCATTCGCCTGGTGGACGTGGGCCAATACTGCCGGGAGCACGGCATTGCTACACGGGCCGTGGCCCGGTCGCCGCAGCACGCAGGGTGGTGGCTCAAGTCATTCGCCCTGCGGCATTGCGGGTTCGCCGAGGTCATGCTCCTGGACGCCGACAATGTGCCAGCCGTCGATCCCACCTGCCTGTTCCACGACACGGCCTACGAGCGGGCGGGTGCGATGTTCTGGCCCGACCTGCCGCCCAGCCGGGAGCGTGGCCAGTGGGTGCCCGAGGGCGCGTGGCGGGCCGTGGGCCTCGAGCCCGTGCCGACGGCCCGGCCGTTTGAGTCTGGGCAAATCCTGGTAAACCGACGCCGGCACCTTCATGCCCTCGACGTGGCCCTGGTGCTGAACGACCACAGCGACGAGGTCTACCAGTTCGTCTACGGCGACAAAGACACGTTCCTGCTGGCGTGGCACCTCTGCGGGCAGCGTTACCACATGCCGCCCAAAAACCCAGCGTGGCGGCATCCGGCTATTTTCCAGCACGACAGCAACGGGAACCTGGTCTTCCAGCACGCCTGTGCCGCCAAGGCCGAGATCGCCCGGGGCGAGGTCGTGCCGGGCATCGTCAATCGCCGGTTCGCCCCGGATGCCGCTGCCGAGTTCGACCGGCGGGCCGCAGCGGCACTCGCCCGCTGGACGCCTCATGTAGCGTGACCGGCATGGCACCGGTTCGCAAACGACGAACGGTCTACGTGGGCGACCAGCGCTGGAAGATCCAGCGCAACGCCCGCCTGCGGGACTGCGACGGCAAATGCGACTACAAGACCCGCACGATCTTCCTGCGGGCGGGCCTCCACGGGTCCGACCTGCTCGACACGATCCTCCACGAACTCATTCATGCCCGCTGGCCCGACTTGTCGGAGGACGCCGTGTGCGAGTTCTCCGAGACGGTCAGCGCCCTGCTCGATGCGGAAGGATTCCGACAGCCTGACGACCACGAGGAGTGATGCCATGGCGAAGGCCAGCATTATCGAAGAGGTGGCGGCGTTGATCCCCGAGAACCCGGGCGTACGGCCCTGGTGGGACCGGCTCGACGCCAAGCAGGCGGCACTGGCCGCCGAGATCCTTGCAGCGTGGAAGGCCGGCACGTTCGGTAGCAAGCGGCGGCCCGCCGCCACGGCGATTGCGGCGGCCCTGCGCCGGCACGGAGTGAACATCGGCTTCCAAGGAGTGGATACATGGCTACGCCGTCTCGGAAAGTAGTGGCCGAGGTGGCCGCCGACGTGGCCTCGGCCGAGCAGCTCGCCGCCGACGCTGAATTGGCTCGGCTGCGGAGCGAGGTGGCGTCGTACCGAAATAGGTACAAGGCGGCCCTCGCCCAGATCGACAAAGAGCGGGAGCGGGCGGACGCCCTCGTGTCGCTCAAGGGCATCGCACCCACGCAATCGAAGCCACCGAAACAAACGAAACAAACGAAACACGACGCCACGATGGTCGTGCTTTTGTCGGACATCCACTGCGAAGAGACGGTGCGGCCCGAGACGGTCAACGGGCTAAACTCATTCGATCTTGACGTATGTCAAGCACGCCTCGAGGAACTGCAGGAGCGGTTCTTCACGATGCTCGCCCACGAGCGAGAACTCACCCGCATCGAGCGCGTCGTGCTCTGGTTAGGCGGCGACCTCATCAGCGGCATGATTCACCCAGAGCTTGCCGAAGAGAACGCCCTGCACCCGCTGGCGGCGATCCGGTGGATTGGCGAGCGACTGCGTGGCTTCCTCGATGCCGTGGCAGGCAATGCGAAAGAAATCGTGGTAGCGACTTCTTGCGGAAACCACGGGCGGACCACCGAGAAGCTCCGCACCAACGAGGCCGACACGTCCTACGAACATCACTTGTATCTCACCATGCGCGCCGCAGAGACGCGCAAGAACGTTCAATGGCTCGTTGGTGAAGGTCACCTTAACTATGTGAACCTCAATGGATTTAAGATCCGCTTCTGCCACGGCCATGCCGTGCGTTATCAGGGCGGCATCGGTGGTATTCACGTCCCTTTAAACAAGGCCATCGCTGCCTGGGATGCGACCGAGCGAGCCGACCTGACGTGCCTCGGCCACTGGCACCAGTTCTCGTGGGGCAGAGCGGGGCGGTACGTCAGCAACGGCAGCGTGATCGGCCATTCGGCCTATGCCGTTCGCATCAAAGCCACCTACGAGCCACCGTGCCAGGCCGCCATCGTGATTGACCACGGCCGGCGCGAGGTGACGAAGGCATACCCGTTGTTCTGCGATCGGGATCTGCGGCGTGCTTGACGCCACCGCCATCATCGAAGCCGAGCAGCGGGCCCGG